TCCAGCGCGAACGAGAGCAGCGTTGTACCATCGGCATCAGTCACCCGGACATCCGAGCCGTCCGCCTTGGCATGCGCCGCAAACGAGGTATAAGCCGCCCCTGTGAGCTTGACCGTGGTCTGATGGTATGCGAGCGCACTCGTTGCGTTCGCCGTGTTATCCACCGTCACGGGGAGCCTGTAGCGCCAGGCCGTGTTATACCAGCTAGGCATTGATTATATAATCCAGCGCTTGATTGATGTGATCAATGGTGGTGCCGAACTGCTCGGCAATCTGCTCGGGCGCATACGTATTGGCCAGGTCGCCGATCTGCTGGACGGGTATCTGATGATCTTCCGTGACCACGCCCGCGTCGGCAGTCCAGGCCAGGAGCGGCCAGCGTGACAGGTCGGGACCGTCGCCCGGCCCCACGGTTGCGAATGCTTGTGGCATCTAAGCGTTACCCTCCTGCTCCACAAATGACGTGATCGACACCTGTCCCCCGCTGGAGACCGTGCCCGAGAAATTGATCTCGCCCGTGCCGATGCCCGCCGAGAGCTGTTCCACGGTGCGCGTACCGTCATCGGTGCCCGAGACGAGCCGTGCGTAGCCTGGCGTGCCCGAGGCCGCGCCGGTGGCCGGTGAGACGGCCGAAAGCGTGAGCGTGCCGCCTGATGAGGCCGGCGCGATCGGGTTGGGCAGCGAGAACGAGACCAGCAGCGTGCCCGAGGGTGCCGATGTCTTCGACGGTGCCGCCCCCGTGTAGATGATCAGTGAGGCCGTCGCCCCGGCCGCCGCCGTGATGGCGTCAAGGCGAGCGTTGCGTAACGTGTCTTTCAAGCTGGCCATTGTTCAACAGCCTCCACATGGATGTTGTGTAACATAAGCACGTAATTCTTTGTCCTCGGATTGCGTCTCGGCTGGCGGCTCGCCGGTGGCGAGGCGAATCAAGCCGTTTACCTCGTCGTGCGCAACTCGCCAGAGTTCAAGATTCTCGCGCAGCCGTTTCCAGAGGTGAGGGTATCCCCTGCATGACTCGGGCGGCTTGCAGATCGGGCAGGTATCAGGCATCCCAAAACCCGTTCCATGTGATCGTGGCAGTACACGTGGGATCACCTGGCGCGACTGGCTGCGCCAGGTGAATATGCAGAGGAGAGCATGCGTACGTAAAGCCTGGATTTGTTATGTTGCCTCCTACCGCTCCATTGTAGGCCCATACCCAGGAACCCCCCGATAAAGTCGCCGTCATGAGTACAGCCCATGTGGACAGTACGCCAGGAGTTCCCGAGCAACTCATGACCGCGCCCATTGCGGTTTGGCCGGCGACATGGGGAACCGTGGGCAGGTAATACCATGTCGGGCCGCCCGTGGAGAAGCCGCCAAGCCCGCCCGGAGGATATGACAATCCGGTCGGGCTGTAAGTCCCGAGGGTAAATGTGCCGCCAGTGTAGACGGTCGCCGGCCCCCCGAGACAGAGGTTGTAGGTATCCAGAGACGCAGTGGGAGCGGTGCCAGGCAGGTTGCAAGGACTGCTACACAGGATCGGGCAGACCGTGGCCGGGCCGGGATCGTCGATGTTGGTGTCTTCTATGCCTGTTGACGCAAACGGACTCCAGTACAAGTGAAACGGATTGCATGTATAGGAACGAAGCGTCCCTAGCGTGATTGCAACATTAAACACGGAGCATGATGCATCTGTGTAGAATACCTTACTGAGCTGGAGTGATCCTCCTGTGCATAAAAGTTGATATTTGTATGAGTGGTCCGATGAAGTGGGATCAATGAGGTTAGTGAGACACGGAGATAGCCAGGATGATCCTCCCCCGTAAATGAGAGTCGTATTGTCTGAGCCGGTTCCCAGGCCAGCGTAATTCGAGCCACTGACAGCGATTGTCAGATTCTTCTGCGGTATCTGGCACGGCGAGCACGCCAGGCAGCCGACGCCGCCACAACAGCATTCCCCCACATCAAATGTATTGAGCCCCGGCATCAAGTACAGCTCTGCCCGAAGATCAGGTATGACCCATCAGGGTTCGCCCCCAGTGTGCAGATCCGCCCCGCCGTCGTCGCGTTGGCATAAGGATTCCAGATCGTTGCGCCCGTCACCAGAAGCGTGCCGCTGGGAGCCAGGTACACATTGCCCGTGCCCGAGGCCCCGCCCGCGATGGCGGGAATCGAGGGACAGTAGAACGCCCCACCGCCGCCCCCTCCAGACCCGCCCGAGGGCAGGCCCCAGACCTTGCCGACCGACTGCGTGTTCTCCGCGACCCGCTGCTCGATCGACGCCAGCCGAGCACGCAGCTCCATGATCAGGCGCTCGGCTTCCTGGAGACGTTCCCTCACTCGCCGCCGCCGCCTTCACGTCGTTCGCGCTCGATCCGCCGCCGCCGCCTCGGGTTCAAGCCCTGGATGAGTTCCTCGGCCATGCCTGCCCCGATCTGGTTCTGAGGATCGACATCCGTTGAATACGTGGCGGTTGGGTCTTCAGGGCCGAACCCACGAGCTTGCCGAAGTGAGCCGTGCGACTGAGCCCGTGCCCGCCGCTCCTCCTGCCCGGCCGGCGCAAGCTCCTCGGGGTGCTCCTCGAAATACTGCATGCCTTCCGCCGCCGCGCCCATCGTGCGTTCGGCGGCTTGCTCCTTCGCTCGCTCGGGCCGGGTCGCCTTATCCCAGTCTTTCTGCTGCTGGGCTTCCTGCCGCTTGTTCCATTGCGCGTTCCGCATCTTCTCCGCTTGCGTCAGATCACGCTTCTTGCCAGTCCCCCCGGCCCTGTCTTCTGGTGCCGTCATATCCATCGTGGATTCAAAGCCCTCGTAGCCGCCCGGCGTGAGGTAGTCCTGCGCAAATTGCGCCTGGCGAGCCTGATTAACCTGGTACATCTGGCCGAAACTGGGCTGGAAGATGCCGAACGGATTCCACCCGTGTTCGGATGGAATGATCGAGCCCCCGATGGGCCGGTCAGGCCGCAGGAATGCTGCCGCCGACAGGTGAGCACGACGGTTGCTACAGGTCAGTACCGTGGTATGCTGGGAGGGCTGTCCCTGCTCCCACGTCAGCTCGCATTCCGTGACCGACAGGTTGAGCCCTTCCCAGCCGGTCGTGTAGCCGTTGCCGGTGACGGATAACCCGATACCCGGTGTCAGGCCCAGCAAGTAGAGCCCGTGGAAGAGCACCGAGCCCTCGACGATGGTGTCCTTTACCGAGTCGAGGATATCGGCCGCGAACGCCTCCATGGCGCTCTGGTTGATCGGGTCTCGCCACTGGCCGACCGTCACCGTGAGCGTGGAGGTCAGGCCCTCGACGGTGTTGGACGTGCCCGCGAACCCGCCGCCAATCGGAGCGATGGCGTGCAGGTGCCCCGTATTGACCGCCAGCAAGGCCCGCACGTCGCTGGGGACGTGGTTGCCGCAGGTGATGTAGGTCGGGACGGCGAAGATGACATTGGCGTTGGCCGGATCAATGGTGAACCATGACGGCCATTCCGAGAACGGCGGGCTTCCCGTGCTGGAGAAACAGACCGAACCCATCGGGAAGGATGTCCCCTGCGCCACGTTGCCGCCCGTGCCGACCCAGTTGGCCGGATAGGTGAACTGCCTCGCCAGTGCCGCCCCAACCGCCGTGCTGGCGATCTTGTACTTCCGATAGACGAGCCCCGAGCCGTTGGAGATGCCATAGATGGAGAAGTGATCGTAATTGGTGACGGGAAGCGGCAAATCGACCTGTATCGAGGCCGTGCCCCCTGCCGTCAGAGCGGCGTTGGCTACGATGCGCCGGCTGGTCTGTTGCTGGACGCCGGTCGCGATCGTGGAGTAGAGGAAGATCGTCCCCTGATGCCCCGTCGAGGTCTGATCCCAGAAATCCGCGATCCACGCCTGCGCCGGGTCGGTGGGATCGACCACGACGTGGAGCGTGTCGGGACAGGTGCAGGTGCCCACGCTCTTGGCCTGCTGATCGAGCTGGTAGGTAGCCGGGGACCATGCCGCTTTCGCCGCCGAGTTGGTGAGCGATCCCCAGGCGAAATCTTCGGTGAGACCGCCGTTCAAGGTATCGACCATCTGCGCCTCGGCGACCGGCTGACCACGCACGACCACGGCCTGGTAGCAGGGAGCGACTGACCTCCTGAGCGGCGTCGGCTCGATCAGATCGGTGCCCATCGTCAGCGTGTGATTCGTGAAGGTACGCTTATCCAGAAAGCGGATGGCCCCGGTGTTGGGCTCGATCCATACGAGATTATTGGGAGCCCAGAAACGAACGAAGCTCTCAACAGCCTGGAAGAGCCGCTCGCCCTGGACGTACACGCCCGAGGGAGGGATGATCGTGAGCGTGGCCAGGTCCGCGATCGTCGAGGCCGGCAGCGTCGGCGGACTCAGACTGACATAGGCTCCCACGCCCTGCGCATTCAAAGCGTTGGCATTGTCCTGCATGGTCAGGACGCTGGTAAGGATCTGGCCAATGCTCCGGCCCTGCCGCGTGGCCAAGGCCACCGGATCTTCCGGCATGAGGTTGTATGCGGCGGTATCGGTGAGCGTGTTACTGTCGGTCATGGGCACGAGGTCACACCGCCGCTTCAGATCGAGGCATTGATAGGTCGTGATCCATCCGATATCCGCATAGGTCGGGTCGGCATCGCAGATATCGCCCTTGAAGTAGACGACCGGCCCCGTGCCGGTGTCGATCGAGAGCACGATCGGCTTGCCCAGCCAGGGGTCAGGCAGGCCAGGCAGTCCCCAGCCGCGTTTCTGCAAGGTGAGGCTGCAATAGGCCCCGAATCGCTGGTTAAGACGTACTGGCCAGAAATTGTACAGGTTCATCGGCATGGCCAGACCGCCGATGGTCACGCTAGTTGTGATCGGCACGGCTTAGCGCCACATACCCGGAGCATTGAACATCTGCATGCCGTTCACCTGCTCCTGCATGCCGGCCCCTTGCTGCGCCATGGGCTGCAAGCCGCGAGCCACGTCCCGCATGATCTTCTGTTGCGTCTGCCAGATCGCATTCTGGATGGCCGAGGCAATGTCAGCACCAGCATCCACATTGGCCAGAGCACGCTGCGTCACATCCTGGAGGAAGCCCGGCGTTGCGGCCTGGCCTCCCTGCGCGATATTGGCCTGATTGACCGCGCCCACCTGGGCCTCGACGAACTGCCGCTCGGCGGCTCGCTGCCCCGCAGGCGTGGCCGCTCGGGCGGCTTCGCGTGCCTCGTGTGCCTTGGCTCGGGCGGCTTCCCTAGCTTGTTTCTCCTCGACCTGTCGAGTGACCCGAGCGGCGTCATTGTTGCCCCTGATCCTGTCGGCTTCGGCCTTCGCGGCTTCCTTGGCGCTCTGTGCGTCTGCCTCCTTGCCCCACTTCTTGGCCTGATTGTCGGCTTCGACTCGCTCGTCTGTTTCCTTCTTGGCCTGCTTCATCTTGTCCCGCGTGGTCTGCATGTCCCGGCCGGCCGCTTCCTCGGATTTGATCTCTTGTTTCATGGCCGCTTGCGCTTCAGGCTCAGCCATGTCAAGCTCGGTGAGGAACCCGCGCCCGAACACGCCGGGCGCTTGCTTCGCCATGGCGCGAAGCATGTCACGGCTTGCCCGATCCACGGGAAGCTGGCCAAGCATCGCGTGGGCTTGTTTGGCGCGTGCCTCGCGAGCCCGTGCCAGGATTGCTTCCCGTGCCTTCGCCGGATCAGCGAAATCGCCGGGATGCGTTTGTAGGGCTTCCCATGCTTGACGATCCTGCGGCTGGATGTATTCTTCCAGTTGCGTTGTCTTGGCCAAACCAAGTTCAATCTGTGATTCGAGTCCAGGGCGCTCAGAAATTGCTATATCTACCGCTGCCTTGGTTTTCTTACCCGCCATTGTCGGAGTTTGTACCAATGCGTCAGCCGCCTTGAGTGCCCTTTCAAGTTCATCAGCAAGTACTTTGGCTTCATCACCAGCGGTTTTCAAGCCGGCGCTTTCAAGCCATGCATCAAGAAATGGCTTCACCTTGGGACCGATAACCTCCAGTGCAAACGCAAGCCCCGCGATACCCATACCGACGCCGCCCGCGCCGCCAGCCGAGCCAATGATCTTCTCCAGCATCGGCCCGACACGAGCGATACCGTGGCCGGTCGCGAGCGCGGTCAGAGCTCGTTCGGCCATCAGGGTATTGGTGGTCATTTCCTTGAAGCTGAGAGCCGCCGTCTTGGCGGCTGGCACGACCGATGCCTCGACTGCCTGACTCGCTGTATAAGCCGCCGCCGCCTTCTCACGCAAAGCGCGGGTATTATCATCTTCTGCTGCAACTAAAGCATAAGTATCAGTTTCTAATGCCTTGGTTTGTGCTGAAAGCGTACCCTCGGCCTTTTCAACATCACGGATCTGCTTTTCGAGCTTGTCATACGCAAGTTCGGCCTTGTCGATGCCCTCGATGCCCATCGTTTCCAGCATGAGCCGGATTTTTTCAGCATCAGTTTCAATCGGCACGCTAGACTCCCGTCGCCCTGATCATGTCGATCGTCCACTCGCGTAGTGCGGCCCGGCATCGCTGCTTGCCCTCGGGCCGCACGCCCCGCAGGTCACGCTTGATCGATGGGCCATTGCGCCCCAGAGGCAAGCCGTCGAAATGCACCGTCAGGAAGCTGAACCCACTCGTGCTGACAACCTCATCCCAGTAGCAGAACGCGATCCAGCGGTTCTCGGCTTCCTTGATCGGCTGGCCGAGCCGCAGATTGGTGATCACCCGCGAGAACTGGCTGCGCGGTGCCAGCGGAGGCCCGTCGAGGCGTCGATACTCGCTGGACGTGAGATTGTTGTGCAACCCCGATGCTGCCGGCCCCATGCCGCCGAACAGCAGGTCTCGCTTGCGGGCGTGATGCTGGCCGAGCCGCAGCCGCGATGATTCCTTGGCCGCGATGTTGATCCGTTTGCCGGTATCCTCGACCGGCCGATAGGTCACGGGTGCCATCGGCAAGCCGTCCTTGTCGAGCCCGGCCAGCACGCCGTTGCGGTTGTCATCGGCTATCAATTGCGTCCACGAGACCAGCAGCGGCGTCGGGTCGAGGTTGGCGATCTTGTTCAGCCTGGCTTTAATTCTGCCAGGCACCAACAAACTCTGAGGCGTGAATGCCATCGCTATTCGATATGAATTCCGCTTGCCAGCGTGGAAAAGCCTTGATTCGGCCAGGAACAAGCAGAGATTGAGGGGTGCTTCAATGGGGCCACACTGGCAAGCGGCGTCGTTGATTTCACCATCACGCCGCACACATTTCAACTATGTTGATTGGAATCATCAGATTCGGATCTGGTTGAACTCGGCAACTCCTGCCCTGATCGCGCTAGCCTCATCCTTGGCGCGAAGCTCGGGTGGTAACTGGCCGGGCACATCAAAGCGAGCCAGCGTCAGCAGGCGTGCCCGGTGGGCTTCCAGCAAGAGCCGCTTGAACTCGTCGAGACTGACCTCGGGATGCATGGCCGCAAACGCCGCGTAGGCGTCGATGATCCACACCTTGGTCTCGGCGTAACGAAGCGCCTCGGGAACCGCACGAGCAGCTTGCAGAGCCACACCCGCGAAGCGTTCGAGGGTTAAAACCACGGCCGGAACGACGGGCGGCTTGAGTACTGGCTTGGGCCTGGGCGGTGCAGGCCCCCTGCCCCGCGCTGGAGGCTCGCCCCAGATATGCCGCAAGAGCCGGTTGTAATCCGTGCCCGGCCGCGCCTGCACGTTGGCGGGCATCGTCTGCCGGTAGAAGGCCTTGAACTCGGCCTCGCTGAAGCCCCGGACTGGTGCCCCTGTGCCCGGCTCACCGCCGATCCCGAACACGGCAAACTTCGTCGGAGCATGGCCGGGTAGTTCGCCTGCTCTTACCGGAGGCCCCGTCGTGCCCGTCGCCGCCATTGGAGCGACGACCCGCCTTCCTTCCAGTTCCAGCGGCACGGCTTGCCCTGTGGTCAGCCAGGTACGCCACTTGCGAAGCGCCGCGAGCCTGACCTCCTCGGTGGATTCGTCGGAGAGCCCGAACACGTCGCGGCCCTGCTCCTGCTGGAAGGTCAGGATGCGGCCGAACGACGCATGGGTGAATGGATCGAAACGCCACCAAGCTTCAACACGGTCAACCAGTGCCCTGGCTGCTAACAAGCTACGAACCCGCGAGAGCTTCCTGCCCGGTGACAATGGAGGCGCGGAAGGATCGCCGCGTCCAGAGGGAGTCATCGCGCTTTTGCGATGCTTCCTCGTCTCTTTCGAGATTGGCCTGAGAGGTTCGCCGAATGCATCAAGGCCCGCCGCAAGATCCCTGTCTTTCGCTTTCAAAACAAGCGTGGCGACCCAACTCCAATACATAAGTCTAACAGCATCCGGGAATGCGTTAAGCCCATTGGGTTCAATGCCTTTGATAGTGAAACTGGCGGGCATTTCTGCTATTATGAAACGAGCCGGAAACGAGTGCTGTCAACACCCGTCCGGCCCTGGCCACAACCTCTATCTTCAGGGAGATAGCAGCTATGGTTCCTCACCAGTCTACCATGTCCACGGCTGATCGTGATGCTTTCGGCCACTGGCTTTCTGGATTCACCGATGGAGAAGCATGTTTCTTTCTTGGTGTGCGTATTCAACGCAATTACGCATTTGGCATATGTTCGTTTCAGCTTCATTTGCGAAGCGATGATAGGCCTATCCTTGAAGACATCAAAGCATTCTGGGGAGCCGGTACGATCATCAGTGCGGCCCCTCAACTGAAAACGTCACCTAAATCCAACTGGCAAACTTGCTATCGAGTCAATAGGCTGTCTGCCATGCTTCACATCCTCATTCCTCATTTCGAGAAATACCCCCTTAGATCTAAGAAACAACAGGATTTCATGATATGGAAAGAAGCTGTATATATGCATTATCATATAAGTTTAAAGAAAACAAGAACCAAATGGACAAAGACCGAATTCAAACACTTCCAAAGTCTTCGCGATATGTTGCGGGCGCAACGAAAATTCGAAGCGCCCAGCGAATCCGTGATACCCCCAAAGGCATCTTGCCGAGAATCCCAGCAAACCATGTGGTGATCACGTAGTAGTTAACACGATGTCCCCAAGCGCGCCTGTCTCATCGAAAAAGTTCTGGGCGCTGAGATCGTGCAGGTAAACCTTGTCGATGCCCAGCTTGCGAGCGTGCGTCTTCATGTGATTGTGCGTCAACATGTCGATCTTGATGGTGTTGGTGCCGTTATCAAACTTGAGGCTGGAGGTCAGCCGCGTGGCCGTCTGGAAAAGCTGGAGATCGGCCGGGCTCGGCTTCAAGTAGACGCTGGCTGTGAGGTTGGTCGTGCGTCCGCAGAACCGGCACAATTGCATATACTTCGATTCAAACGCGCGTGGGTCCATCGCGTTCGTGCATGACATACCCATGCTCTGATACTGAGCCCGCGCCGTCGAGGTGCCCGAGAACAGAAACAGGTTGCCGCTCGACTGGCTGAACAGATACGGATTGAAGGGATACTGCAATTCGGTGGGTGGCGGGAACTCGGCCGCGAGCGGATAAGCGACCGCGCCGGCCGCGTTGGTGTCATCGCGGATCGCCACGCCCGTGCAGGAGAAGGTCAGTCGAGGATCATCGCGCGAGCAGGCCAGGTTCCACGTCAGGCACTTGGCCCCGCCGTACCGCCGCATGTCGTAGGTGCCGTCGGGCATCTGGTAAGCGTGGTAGAAGCTGAGCGAGGCCAGGTCGCCCGGTGGCATGACGAAGTTAGGATCGGTCGTGGTCCACGGAGCGGTTCGTCCCGCATTGACCGGCGTGATTGCCCAGTTGAGGAGCATCGCGCTGTAGGCTCCGGCGTAAACGTATGAGGAGAAGTTGAACGGTACGAGGAACTGGTCCGTCACCTGAATGGCAGGCGTGGCCCGACCGCCGCCGTACATGATGTCCAGCAGGACGGGAGACATCTGGCCAGTAAACGCATCATCTTGGTGGAGTCTTGCGTAAAAGGCGTTGGTTCCGGTGACTGGCCCGGATACCGGAGTCCCGTAAGAACTCTCCTCAACAATCCAGCAGTACTCACGCGATGGCATGTTGATTTACTCCTGGCTTGTCAGGGGTTAAATGCTCGAACGATGTTGATGCGCATCAGACCGTCGCAATTGAACATGCCGCTGTCATCGAGGCCCATCGGCGTTGCGGCCGGCGTGGAGAATTCCCATTGCTGGGGTTCGCAGCCCAGGTCGGCCAGTTCTTGCTGGAAGAGGAGTTGCCGCGATCGCTGGCCGTAGGGATACAGGGAAGCCTCGATGGCATCCCAGAGGTTGAGATAATCGTCTGAATCAGTGCTCTGAACGATCATCCTGATCTTGACGACGAGGAACCCCTGCTGCGCGTCGGGACTGTGCCAGTTCATCGGAGCCAGCGTCGGGTCCATGCGAATGTACGGTGCACCGCTGGGCAGAGGAGGCCGCAAGATGCTCTGGATGTCACCGCCGTCCCAAACCTGCCACGTCCTGACCGCCTTGCTTAGCGCCTCATCGTTCCGCATGTAATCGACGGTCAGACGAAACACCTTGGCCCGGTTGCTCTGAGGTAAATCAAGCACGCCCATGTTGATTCAGATAAACACTCTTGCAATAGAACTAGCAATGTGGTGAGATTAGCCTTGCTGTTGCCAGCGTGGCCCCATCGAAGCAGGTAATCGTCCGCGTCGGTCGTATGGATGACCGTCTATTCCACGCTGGCAACGGCATTTCACCTCACCAGCCGGGTATAAAACTGGCCCGTCTGCGGTGCGGAATCGAGGCCCGTCAGCCAGCGAATCGTGAGCGTGGCCCGCAGGTCGGATAGCTCGTTCTTGAGCAGGTCGATCTTGTGCGCGTAATCGCCCCCGCTGTCTCGGGTTT